TAGGGCGTCCAGGTTTGGCAGTTATTGCTGCCGCAAACGGTTTGGTAATTGACTCGTCTGTGGCTTTCCAGACGGTCATATTGATCTCGGGTTTCCAGCGGAACACCGTAGACAAATGCTCCTCACTACCTGTTTCATGGGCGATGACTAGCAACTTGTCAGAGTTGATCGTGCGGTTAACCCGACCTTCAATCTTAATTGCAAAAGGTGACCCGACTTGCACTACGTTCTCGGTCCCCTCAAACGTCTCTGGGAAATTGACCTTCTTGGCAATCTCGTCCTCAATATCGCGCCGTTTCTCAACGGCCACCTTCTCGGCTTCCTTATAGCCAATCCAACGCTCGGCAAGTTCATCTAATGTGATGTCATCAAAAACTCTCATGATCCAATCTTCCTTATGATCTCGCCAAGATCGGCGTCTTCCCACACTTCCAACTTGCCGCTGCGGTCTTTAGCAAGCCATAACCCATCGCCATCGGTCATCAAAGCGCGGCGGGTGTTGCCCTCGGCGTCTTTCTCAACCCGCAAAGCCAGCACTTCGTCAAAGAAATAGGGCAACGACTGGCCGGTCTTGTTACCCGGCATTGAGGGCGCATACAAAACGCGGCCCATCTCGTCCTGAGTCTTTTCCAATTTTGCCGACATATAGACGTGCTTACCGGGCAGGTCGCGGAAGCCTCGGATGATGTCGGCCATTTGCTCCTGCATGGCGCCATACGCCGCCCTCGGATCTTTGTTGATCTTCTTCTCAGCGTTCAGCACCACCTCGGCGATCTCCGAGATGCTGTCCAGCGCCACCGACTCAAACTCTGCCGCTTCGGCGCTACTGTTCAGCCACTTATAAGCCTCCCTAAGATCATCCATGCTCATGATCTCAATGAACGGCAAATTAGTATCTGCAATCGATAGCAAACCGCCTTCGGCACTCAAAATTACCGGCGTTGGTAAAGTTGGGATAAGACTGGTCTTACCCGCACCGGCTTGACCGTAAACCAGAAGCTTTACCGCTTGCGCGGTTGCTTCCTTGGTCCGCTTTAACTGTATTGCCATCAGATGCCTCCACTTAGCGCAAGAAACAAGACGATGGCAGCAGATGCACCGACTGCTACAGACGCCAATATGATGACCCAAGGCGGGTCTTCTTTCGGTTCAAACTTCATGGTTACTCCTTAAGTAAAATAGCGACGTTGTACAGACCACGGCGAGGATTATTCGCCACCACCTTGCGATGGCCGTTGACCTGCCCACCAAAGGTGAGCGTGTCAATTGACCGAAAGGTTTCCCCTTCGGTTATCAACAACTTTCCGTTAGGGAAAAGTTTTACTCCCCCTTCGCTTGTGGCGGGCAATTTGTTGACATAGGAGATCTTGTCGGCCTCCTTCATCAAGCCGGTCCAATCTCCTGCTTCGTAGCAGGTCTGAAGTGCTTCGTTGACGAATTTCATAACATCACTATCCTTGGTTGTGGGGGCCGAGGCCCCCTCTGTGTAAGGGCTTACGCCCATCCAAGTTTTGCCGCATGGGCAATAGCCTCGGCTTTAGTGTCGTAAATGACGTAGACGTAAGCCCCGTCATTCCAACGAATGTTGACTCGGAAACAATCTCCGAAGTCAGTCATGCTGACGGAGTCAGCGGTAAGGTGGTTGCGACCGAGTGAAAGTGCGTTTCCGTTCATGTTGATCACCTCTGTGTTGCTGCACCGTCCGGCCATCGGTTCGTGCAGTTGTTGCTAGATTAACGGTTTCCACGTAGAGTGTCAACACAAAGTTTCAACCGAGGTGGAAAAAAAGTGACAACGAACGAGGCGATACAATTTTTTGGTAGCTTGAAGAAGCTTGCCGATGCGCTTGGGGTCTGGCCCCAGGTGATCTATCGGTGGGGTGAACGCCCCCCGATGGCGCGACAGTACGAGATTGAAGTTAAGACCGAGGGCAAGTTACGTGCAGACCATGAACAAGATTGACGCGGCGCTTTTGTATGCAAGTTGGGGTTGGCGAGTCCTACCTGTAGTGCCAAACGGCAAGGTTCCAGCTACCGCCCACGGGGTCAACGATGCAACCACAGAGCCAGACCAGATCCGGCGCTGGTGGACCCAGAACCCAGAGTTCAACATTGGTATTGCCTGTGGTAGCACCAGCGGGATCGTGGTGTTTGATATTGACCCACGCAACGGTGGGGATGTCAGTTGGGAGCAGTGGTTAGAGCAGCACGGTCCTATGCCAGACGGCGCTATGGCGCTCACCGCAGGTGGCGGGCAGCACTACATTGCACGGCATCAAGATGGCATACGATCCTGCAAGCTTGGTGAGGGCATTGACCTGCTATCCGATGGGCGCTACTACATTGCTTACCCGTCAACGATTGAGCACCGCGCCTACGAGTGGGAAGCGTCTAGCGATCCGTTAGACGGTGTAGCACCGAGTGCCATACCAAATAGTTGGTTGCCGCTGCTAGGCCAGCGTAAGGTAGCGCCCACAACCAACGGCGACTTAATCCAAGGTAACCGTAACGATGGTCTGACCAGTCTGGCCGGGGCGATGCGCTCGTTTGGGATGACCGAAGCCGAGATCCTAGCCGCAATAAGTGTTGCAAATGAGACACGCTGCGAGATCCCATTGCCATCGAGCGAGATCAAGCAGATCGCAAGGTCTGTCACGCGGTACGAGCCAGACGCAGACGTTGCGGCCAGCAACGCGCTCGGTTCTGCGGCCCTTGACACGCTTTTCACCCAAGAGGAGACACGAGACTACTTCCTGACCCGTGCAACGAGCTTCTTGGGCCAGCCAAGCCCCGTCCCGTGGATTGTGAAAGGGTGGCTTCCTGCATACGCCACTACGATGATGTATGGCGAGTCAGGAGTGGGTAAGACGTTCGTTGCGTTGGATATGGCTTGTTGTATTGCCAGCGGCATACCGTGGCACGGTATTAAAACCAAACCGGGGATCGTTGTGTATCTGGCCGGCGAGGGTAACTACGGGATGCGCCAGCGCATAGCCAGTTGGTGCAAGCGTAACAACGTAAACAGTTTGGACAACCTGCTAATCAGCAACAAGGCGTTAGACATGGATGCCCCTGGCGCAGCAGCGCAGGTTATCTCGGCAGTCCGGGCGCTGACGCCAGAACCAGTTGTACTGGTCAACATTGACACGCTCAATAACCATATGAGCGGGGACGAGAACAGCGCCAAAGACACGCGGGCGATGATCAATGCTTGTAACATCGTTTCAATGGCCCTCAGTGCCACGACAATGCTTGTGCATCACCTTGGGCACAACAGCGAGGCAAAACAGCGTGCGCGGGGTTCTAGCGCGTGGCGCGGGGCATTGGACGCGAGTATCTTGGTTCATGGCAAGAGTCACGAGGTAATCGTGTCTTGCACCAAGCAGAAAGATGCGCCAGAACCAGCAGATTTGTTTGGATGTCTAAGCCCAGTAGACCTAGGTTGGCAGGACGAGGATGGGTTGCCGCTGCTTGGCGCAGTCTTTGAGATGTTCCAAGAAGGCGATCTGCGTATCCCAACACCCAAAGCCACGAAGCTGGATGAACACAAAACTAACTTGGAACGCGCTTGGTTTGTTGGCGGTGCGGAAGTGTTGGACGAGATGCCATATGTCAGTCGGGATGCGTTTAAGACGTTTCTGCTTGAACAGGGCATCAAAGCCACCGCAGTTGATCAGCATCTTAAAGCCTCGGCAAAGCCAGGGATGATCATCAGGGACCTAACCGATGCTGAAATAATAGGCAGACATGAGAAAGGTTGGGTGGTTAAAGAGTTGGAGTTGGGGGCGAAACTGATGAGTAAGGTGGAGCAATGAGCGATCCATTCAAGATTGACGGCCCTACCGTCATATCCTTCTCAGGGGGCAGAACGTCTGCTTATATGTTGTGGCGAGCTTTACAGTCCAACAACGGGTTACCTACAGAAGCCAAGGTTTGCTTTCAAAACACCGGCAAGGAGCGCGAGGAAACGCTCAAGTTTGTTAATGAATGTGGCAAACGATGGGGCGTTGAGATTGACTGGCTTGAGTTCAGGGACGCAGAGATCAAGTTTGAGAAGGTGACGTTTGAGACGGCCAGCAGGAACGGCGAGCCATTTGAGGCGATCATCCGTAAGCGCCAGTTCCTGCCCAACCCAATTGCCAGGTTCTGCACTGTTGAACTTAAAATCAAGACCGCTGAAAGATATTTGAAGTCCTTGGGTTGGACTGATTACGAAAACTGGATTGGCATCAGGGCAGATGAGCCTAGAAGGCTGGCCAAAACCAAGATCCAAGATCAAAGTAAGGGCACTACAAAATACGCCCCTTGTGGCATTGCTGGCATCACTAAGCACGACGTGGCCAAGTTCTGGCGTGAACAACCGTTTGATCTTGAGTTGATCAACGACAACGGCACAACCCCTTGGGGAAACTGTGACCTGTGCTTTTTGAAGGGTACGAACAAGGTAATGAGTTTGATCTCACGAGAGCCAGAACGCGCACTTTGGTGGGCCAAGATGGAAAAAATACCAATGGTTGGTAAACCGCTCGGGGGACACTTCAGATCTGACCGTCCGTCATACCAGTTGATGATGGATGCAGCTAACCGTCAGGTTGATATGTTTGACGAAGCAGAAGAGGACATTTCTTGCTTCTGTGGAGACTAAAGTAGTTATAAATTGTATGCCGTAACTACCGTAACCTACCGTAACTAGCCGTAACTGGTTACGGGGGGCAAAGGCGAGTTTACCGTAACGTAACGTAACTCCTCCTATAGGAGTTACGGTAGTTACGGTACGATGCGGGCGAAAAGGTACGTTAAGGTTTCACCTTGAGGGGAAAATTGAAAGATGACCGATCCAGCAGAAAAAATTGAAAAATGGGCGATTGAAAAACTGATCCCCTACGCGAGAAATGCCAGGACGCACTCGGATGAGCAGGTGGGGCAGATCGCTGCTTCGATCCGCGAGTGGGGTTGGACTACCCCGGTGTTAGTAGATGAGGATGGGGGCATCATCGCTGGTCACGGCAGGACGATGGCAGCGAAGCGTCTGGGGATGCGTGAAGTACCCGTGATGGTGGCTCGAGGGTGGAGCGATGCAAAGAAGCGAGCCTACGTTCTGGCTGATAACAAACTGGCCCTGAACGCGGGTTGGGATGACTCAATGCTTGCCCTTGAACTCAAGGAGCTGGGTGAGGCAGGGTTTGACCTAGATCTAACTGGTTTTAGCCTAGATGAAATCAACGCGCTCACGCCGTTGGAGGTGGAACCTGGGTTAACGGATGAGGATGCCGTTCCAGAGGCCCCAGAAGAGCCTACAACGCGATTGGGCGACGTTTGGATACTTGGACAGCACCGACTGATGTGCGGCGATTCTACGTCGATTGACGCGGTTGAGAAGCTGATGGATGGGCGGAAGGCTGATTTTGTCTATATGGACCCACCATATGGCATGAATCTGGATACAAACTACGCTCAAACGGAAAAAGTAAAAGGAAAAATCTACTCCCAAGTGATTGGTGACAATCAGGATTTTGACCCCTCGTCCTTTTTTGAATATTTCAAAGATGCAAGGGAGCATTTTTGGTGGGGTGCAGATTATTACTGCCAAACATTGCCAAAAGGCGGTTCTTGGGTGGTTTGGGATAAGAAAAAAGAAGGTCTAGACGAAAGCATTGGCACTGGTTACGAACTTTGCTGGTCAATGATTCCGCATAAACGTATGGTCGCCCGTTTTTTATGGTCAGGGTTTACTGCTAAGGAAAAATTGGAGAATCGAGTTCATCCAACTCAAAAACCGATAGCGTTGCATAAATGGTTCTTTGATAGATGGGGAAAGCCAGACGATGTTGTGGTTGACCTGTTTGGCGGCTCAGGCTCTACGCTGATAGCCTGCGAGAAAACTGCAAGGCAATGCAGGATGATGGAGCTTGACCCGAAGTATTGCGATGTCATAATCAAACGATGGGAGGAATACACTGGAAAAAACGCAGTCAACTCAATTTGTGGTAGGGAATTCAAGACGTTACAGAAGCAAGTTCATGAATAACCATCAACAAGAAATTGAAGAATCGAGAGGGCGTGGACGCCCCCGCTTTGAACCAACGGACGAAGAGCGCAAGCAAGTCGAGGCAATGGCTGGCTATGGCGTTGCTGAAGCGCATATCGCATCGTTGATTCGCGGCGGCATTGGCGTCTCAACTTTGCGTGAGCGATTCAAGGAGAACCTTGAGCAGGGCCGCGCTAAAGCGCACGCCGGGATCGGCAAGACGCTGTTCCAGAAGGCTATGGCCGGCGACGTGGCGTCGCTAATCTGGTGGACAAAGACGCAGATGCGCTGGACCGAAGCACCGCGCCAGATCGAGGTGAGCGGGAACATCAGCATCACCGACGCGCTCGCCCAGGCGCAAGCTCGGTTGATCGAGGCTGAGATCATCGAGATGGATGCGCCGTTACTAACCGTAACTGAGCCAGTTACGCTTGAGGTTACGCCCGTTACGGTTGACCACATCGGGGGTAACATCGGGGGTAACATGGGCGACCGCGGTGAGGAAAACGCAATGAAATCAACGGGTTAGCGCAATGATTTGATTCCTCCTACGGCTCCCACATCGGGGGCGGCAGGGCCGGCGACCG